CGGAATGGACAAGTGCACCACCCCAAGCATCGCGCAAGTGTTGGCGCAGAAATACCCCGCGCTCAAGTATGAAGTTGGTGACGACTTTATCGGTGTGTATGACGGGCTGTTCAGTAAAGAATATTGTGACCGCTGGATCAAACATTTTGAAAGCGCCGATGCTAATGGCATCTCATACAACCGGCTACAAGGTTTACAGCGCGACGGACATATCAATGCGGATCAGTCCATAGACTATCCAAATGCTTCGTTTTATCACGATCACAGCATGAAGTTTGAATGTGCTGAGTTCAATGTTGCATTTTGGGAAGCCTGCTACGGCCCGTACGCTGAGAAATTTTCAATTTTAAAAACAGCGGAGCAGCACAAGATTTATGAAGTTAAGATTCAACGTACTCGTCCAAAAGAGGGGTACCACATTTGGCATTGCGAAGACACAACCAGAATCCACCGTAATCGGCTGCTGACTTTTATTGTCTATTTGAACGATATTGAAGATGGCGGTGAGACCGAGTTCCTGTACTTGAGTAAGCGCGTAAAACCGGTTACTGGCCGTGTTGTGCTTTGGCCTGCTGGATATACCCACACACATCGTGGCAATCCTCCGCTGAAAGATACCAAATACATCATCACTGGCTGGGTGGAGTTCTAATCATGATGACCCTAGTCTCGACGTTCCTTTCATTCCTCGCAGGCGGCTTGCCCAAAATCTTGTCGATCTTTCAAGACCGGCAGGATAAGAAGCACGAACTTGCACTTGTCGCTGCCCAGAAGGAGCGTGAGTTGGCTTTGGCTGAGCGAGGCTTCTTGGCACAGGCAAAAGTTGAAGAGATTAAGCTGGAGCAGATCCAGACTCAGACCGCTGCCGAAGAACGTCAGGCTCTCTATCAGCACGACATCGAGATCGGTAAAGGTGCGTCTCAATGGATGATCAATCTTCGCGCTTCGGTGCGTCCGGTCGTGACATACATCTTCGTGCTGGAACTCGTGGCGCTGAATGTCGCCGGGGTTTGGTATGCGTACACCACCGGCATCCCGTTTGCGATTGCCATGGAGAATGTCTTCTCGGACGACGAGATGTTGATTCTGAGTTCAATCATCGCGTTTTGGTTCGGGACGCAAGCATTCCAGAAAAAGGGGTAAGCGGTGAAGGTCAGTCCCGCCGCTATCGACATGATCAAACATCACGAGGGGGTAAGGAATAAACCTTACCGCTGCCCTGCCCTCTTGTGGACTGTCGGTGTCGGCCATGTGATTGACCCTACCCATGCGGCAGTAAAATATGAGGAGCGCAAGAGTCTACCGATACCCGCAGGCTGGGATCGCGTCCTACCGATGGGAGAGGTGGATACTATTCTTGCTGAAGACCTTCGCAGGTTTGAGCGTGGCGTTCTTCGACTTTGCCCTGCTTCTGCTGGCAATCAGGGAATCTTCGATGCTCTCGTATCTTTTTCGTTCAATGTCGGACTAGGTAATCTCCAGAGATCTTCTCTGCGGATGAAGACCAATCGGGGCGACTTCGACGAGGCGGCTGACGAGTTCCTGAAATGGACGAAGGCGGGTGGTAGAGTTCTGCCGGGTTTGGTTAAGAGGCGCAACGACGAACGTGCGTTGTACCTGTCAGGAGTACGGTAATGCCACTCACGAAACTAGAGTTCCGACCGGGTATCAATAGAGAGTCTACTAGCTATGCCAACGAGGGCGGCTACTACTCTTGCGACAAGGTGCGGTTCCGTTCTGGCTACGCCGAAAAGTTAGGTGGCTGGGTTAACCAGACAACTAACACATTCAAGGGCATGTGCCACACCCTGTGGAACTGGATCACGTTCGCTGGCAGCAACCTGCTGGCTGTTGGTACCAACACCAAGTATTACATTGAAAATACGGGTACGTATTACGACGTTACTCCGCTGGCTTTCTCAGGCACGATTGCAGCCAATCCGTTTACGACGACGAATGGCAGTCTTCTCGTCACCGTTACTCATTCTGGTCATGCTTCGACCATCGGCACCTACGTTACCTTTTCTAACGTAGCCAGTAGCGGTGTCATCAACGGCATCAACTTTGATAGCGAGTTCCAGATCGTTGGCATACCTACGTCCAACTCTTACGAGATCGTGGCTCCTAACGTCGCTACCGGATCTGGGTCTGGTGGCGGTTCGCTTGTCATCGCTCAATTACAAATTCCTGCTGGCCTGCCTACGTATTACGGTGGTGTGGGCTGGGGTATGCCCCCGTGGGGAACAGGCGGTTGGGGTTCTGCTTTGCCGTCAGGTACGGAAGCACGCCTCTGGACGCAGGACAACTTTAACGACGACTTGATCTTCAACTACCGTCGTGGCCCGATCTATTACTGGCCGTTGGACTTGGCAAACTACAACCGCGCTGTGTTGCTTTCTGATATTGCCAACCAGACGATCCGAGCAACAACCACGGCTGCGTTCTCGTCAACTGTAACTACCATTACGATTGCTGATTCGTTCGGTATTGAGTCTGGCGCAGTCTTGACGGGTACTGGGTTGGCGGCGGGGACGTATGTAACTACTGCATACGACGGCGGTTTGTCTGTACCGATTTCGGCTCCGACTACGGCTTCAGCGACTATCTCGACCATCACGATTAGCTACGCGGGTCGGCACATTCCTGAGCAAACCAATCAGGTCATGACCTCAAGCGTCAGTAACTTTACGATCTGCTTTGGCTCTAATCCGTACAGCCCTGACACGTTTACGTCTGACTTTGATCCGATGCTGGTGCGCTGGTCAGATGCTGACAATGCGTATGACTGGGTTCCTGCCGCAACCAACCAGTCGGGTGAGCAACTTCTCTCGCACGGTTCGTTCATTCAATGTGCGTTGGATACCCGGCAGGAAATCCTGATCTGGACGGATTCGGCCCTCTTCTCAATGCAGTACCTTGGCCCTCCGTACATTTGGGGCATCAACTTGTTGATGGACAACATCTCCATCATCTCTCCCAACGCCGGAATCGCCGTTAATAACGTCGTGTACTGGATGGGTGTGGACAAGTTCTATATGTACTCCGGTCGCGTTGAGACGTTGCCTTGCACGCTCCGCCAGTATGTCTACACCGACATCAATACGAGCCAGTTCAGTCAGATCGTCTGCGGCACGAACGAAGGCTACAACGAGATCTGGTGGTTCTACCCGTCTGCCGACAGCATCGTAAACAACCGATACGTCATCTATAACCACCTAGAACGTATTTGGTACTACGGCACGATGGATCGCACAGCATGGTTGGACTCGCCGGGTCTTCGCCAGTACCCGCTTGGTTGCTTTAGCGTAGCCAATACTTATTTGACGAGCCTGACGCTGAGTTCATCTGCCACGATACTTCCTGTGCTGGATGCAAGTTCGTACCCCAACACCGGCACGGTCACGATCAACTCTGAACAAATCACCTACACAAGTAAGGGTGATACCTCGCTCAACGGTTGCGTACGTGGCGTGAACGGGACTACGGCGGCAAGTCATGTTGGTTACAGCCCCATCACGTTCAGGGTGCAGAACCAAGTTCTGTTCCACGAGATTGGTAACGATGACGTTTCGCAGTCTCCGTCGCTGCCGATTGAGGCATACATTGAGTCGTCAGACTTTGATATCTCTGACGGTGAGACGTTTGGTTACGTCTGGCGTATGTTGCCTGACCTGACGTTTGCTGGGTCTACTACGAGTACGCCGACTGTGACTTTGACTGTACGGCCTCGGCAGAACTCAGGATCTAATTACACCAACGCTGATAGCCCGACTGTGACCCGCACGGCAACGATCCCGATTCAGCAGTTTACTGGTCAGGTCTACACCCGTGTCCGGGGTCGTCAGATGGCGTTCCGGTTAGATTCAAACGAGAAAGGTGTGGCTTGGCAGATGGGTGCCATGCGTATTGATGTGAAGCCGGACGGACGACGCTGATGGCATTCCAAGACGGCCCAATTAGAAACATCGCTAACCCGAGCTTGCCGATTGCTCCGGCTAACTATGAGCAACGGTTTCAAGAGCAGTACAGCAACGTGCTGCGACTTTTCCAGAATCAGGTCGTCAACGCTATCAATGCCCCGTTCCCGCACGGCTCGTTCTACGACACGACGACGCAGAC